CCCATATTCATATGCTAGTCTTGCGGTCTCTTTTGCTATATCTATGTTATTTTTATCTATTTTAATTTGTAAATCTTTTTCATTAGCTCTTAAAACTCTTGTATCACCATAGCCTGCCTGACCTGGTGTAGAGTACATTCTCCATGATGCATCAGTATAGTCTTTACGTGATAAAGAACTCAAATTAAGAGTGTCTGATAATGATTTAGCTTTAGCTGCACCTGCTTGAGCGTCTTTTAATGCTGTATCTGCATCAATGTTTGCTCCTTGACGTATTGCATTAGCAAAAGTAGGGTCTCTAAATTGTAACTCTTGCAACACATTTTTATCTAATACTCTTTGCTCAGGAACTACTACATCTGCAGTTTTTGTTATATTACCTGCTAAGTTAGGAGCTATTGCCATCTGTCCATCTGGACCTACTCTGTTTATAGCCTGACCTGGAGTTTGCATTGTTTTACCAGGTATAGTTTTACCTGGAATAGTTGTAAACATTCTATCTTTTAAATCTTGTATTTTTTGTTTATCAGCTAACTGCTTTAACTGTTGATTATTCATTCCTTCTTTTAGCAGTCTATCATATACACCTTGTGATGCACCCATACCAGTTTTAAATGCAGAGCCTAGATATGGTAGTGCTGAACCAAAATTCTTATTCTTTGGTGTAGCAACATAGTCAACTACTCCACCTAAAATACCTTGGAATAAAGATTTTTGTCTTGCTTTTTTTAAAGCATCTTCGTCTAAAAGACCCATTTGCTGAAGTTTTTGTACATTGCTATTTGGACTTGCACCAAACACGTTTGTATCTTCAGGTAGTAATCCTTTTAAAAAGTCTAAGTTTATTGCCATTATTTTTTCCTATAATAGAGAGTTACGTTGAGCTAATTGTAATTGCATCATTTCATCTTCAGTTAATGAACCCATACCACCAGGTACATTAATATCTAATTGTCCTGCAGGAGCTTGAAATGTTGATGGTGGTGCTAAATTAGGTGCAGGTACTTGTATTTGCTCTTGAGGTTTCATCATTTCAGCTAACGCTAACTCTGCACCTACGTTTCCTAAATCCATACCTTCAGTCATTTCTGAAAAATAATCTGTACCTCTTTTAGCTAAATCATTTACCCTACTATTTCTAATATCAAAAGCAGGTGCCATTTCATTTGCTTGTGCCATAAAGTTAGCACCCATACCACCTAAATCTGTTGGAGTAGTCATCATCTTAGGTAATGCTGCACTTGTTGGGTCTACTGGTAATGCTGCAAATGCCTCAGGACTCATTAATGCAGGATTTACTGTTGCTTGTGTTAATTGGTCTGCTAGTAAAGCATCTGTTCCTGCTCCTACACTTACTGACTCAGCACCTAACATTTCTGGACCTAATATATTCATTCCTTCAAAAGCTGAGCCTAAAGCTGAGCCTCCTGCTCCCATGGCTCCTCCTGTAACAGCACCTTGTAATACATTTTCACCACGTAACAGATTTACTAACGCTCCAGTTCCTGCTCCTATCATAGTAGCATGTGCCATTATTTACCACCTCCAGAACTTGTTGTAGTTGTAGACATTGGTGTTGGTGCTCCATATGCTGCAGATAAAAATTGATTTAATTGATTAGCAGGTGCATTTGCTCCATACTGGTATCTATCAATATCTGCTTGTAACGCTTGTCTGTCATAACCTTCTAATGTTGAACCTACACCTGTTAGTGCTTGACCTGGTAACATACCTAAACCAAAAGTAGTTCCTGCTGCATTTATTGCTGCATCTTGAGCAGCTCTTTCATTAGCAAAATTAGTGTAAGATAAATCTGCTGCTGTACTTGTTAAAGCATTTGCTAAATTATCTCTAGCTGCATCTTCCATATTAAACATAGCACCAGAACCATATCTACCTGCCATTGATGCTCTACTACCAATATCTCCAATAGCTGTATTAAATTCGTCTATTGCAGGTGCTGCTGCACTTCTCATCATATCTGCAAAGTAAGGATTACCTGCTGATAATCTATCACCTTGTATAGTAGATAATGCTTGACCTTGTGCTGCTCCTATAAGTGGGCTTGCTCCCATAGCTGCTGCTTGTTGAGCTGCTAATCCTGCTGTAGTTTGTGATGATGGACCTACTACTGTTGAGCCAGGAAAATAATCAGGCGCTCCTGCATCATATAACCTAGATGCCTCATCTAACCCTTTTGTAATGTATGGTTTTAACATTGGGTCTATAGATTGTGTCTGTGTTTGTGTTTGACCACCTCCACCACCTTTAAATAGTTTTCTCCCTAACTTACCGTTATCCTCTGATTGAGGTCCGTCTAGTTCTGGAAAATAATCGTACATCATAGTTTTAGCTCCATAAGTCTATATTTTGGTTTAAAATTTAATCTTTCAAAAAGTCGTTCTATTGCTTTGTAACCTGTAGAACATTGAACAGATGTCCCACCGTTGTTTTTTACCCACTTAATAAATTGATTCATTATATCTTTTAGTTTAGTACCACCTGCATAAGTAACATAAGCAACTCTATCATTAGGGTAGTTAATCCATTGTACTGTTGCTGCATTGTAACATTTATCATCTTCCATAGAGAGTAGTAATGTTTGCTGACCATGTACACACATTAATTTTAACTGGTCTGTAGTAAACTCTCCACTACCTTTTTCTAATGCTTTAGCAATATACTTTTCTGCATAATGCCAATATTGTTGTATAAGATGTTGAGGTACAACATATACTTTTAGTGCCATGTTTTCTCCTAACCTATAATTATATAGTCAAATATTAAATCTGCATTAGATGATGCTGTATGAGATATAGTACAACTTCCATTAGCCTTAGCTGATATATATGGATTCATTACAGATGCATTAGCAGTTGTTGGTGATAAGAATACACAGCTTTCATATCCTAATCTTTCATCTGTTAATGTAGTGCTAGTACCTCCATTAGTAAGTGTTACTTGTCCTGAACAATTAATCTTACCAAGCATTGCATTATTTACTACTTCTGATACTTGTCTTAAATCTTTAGCTCCTTGGTAAGGTAATGTTCTATACATTCTAGCCATTTATTTATCTCTCTTTAATGAATGTTTTTGATTTTATTTTATACTACAATTATTACAGTAGTATGACAAAATGTTAATTATCTATTACCTTGAGGTTTAAAATCTACATCTATTGCCATGCAATCTGTCCAGTTTCCTGTAGGCTGTATTTTTATTCTATGGTATCTTCCAGCACTTCTAGCATCAGCTCGACCTTCGCTAGACGTTGTAGATGTTGAACTAAAAACTATTGCATCATCTAATTCTCTACGGCTTGCTATAGATATATTAGCAGTTCCGTTATCTATTTGAGGTCTTACTAAATTAATTACTGAGTTATATCCCTCTTCTAAGTCAGCTGTTACTATTTCTGAATTATATGCTGAGCCAGTAAATGTAGAAATTTTAGTTCCTGTAGCTCCTGCAAATAAAAATTTACCACCTACCCAAAGCCTAGAATCTAGCGATGCAGGCATTGTATCTATGTCGGTGTAGCCTAGGGTACCTAAACCTTCTAAAGTCGTTCCTACAGTTGCTATATTACCTACAACTGTACTCAAAGTATTTACTCTTGACCATTTTCCTAGTAGCCAGTTATATACCAATATAGTTCTACCACCACCTACGTTTGCATAATTCCAAACTGCAATAGTAGCAGATGGATTTATAGAGGAACTCATTGAAGTAATCTGAGCTAAATCTACATCTTCAAAAAACCAGTGGTCTATCTTAGAGTTACCAATCGGTGAAACTACATTACCATCACATGTGTAAAATCCGTCATCACTTAAAAAGAATGATAGATTACCATATTGACATACGGAACCACTTTCTATACAGCCTAAGCCTCTTGATATAGTATCGAACTGAAATACAAAAGGTGTACCTACATATGACATTCTACTTATAGAACGTTCCAAAAATACTAAGCCAAATTCACCACCTGTTATTGCTTGTATGTTACCACCATCTGCAATTACCTGGCTACCTGCTTGAGATGATGCGCTTGGTGTCCAATCTGTCTCATCGTTTATATCTGAAAATTGTACTGTAGCACTACCTAAAGTTCCTGTGCTTATATTACCAGTTACTACAAAATCACGTACTACTGTTAAAGATTTTGCTGCAGGACTTGTAGCAATATCAGCAAATGCTGTAGAACTTCCCATTGTCCAGTATTGTAATATCTCAGTACCATTACTAGCAATTACTGTTTTACCAAATTGTGCAAATCTCCATGTGTTATTACCACTATATCCACCTGCTTTAGATTTATCTTCCATTGCCTCTGTAGTAGCATTAAACTTAAATAGTTTAGTAGCACCACCTGCAAAAATAGCTATTTCTGTATCCCATTTAGCTACAAATACTGAGTTTAAATCTTCTGCTGCTGCACCACTAAAATCTACTGCGTTAGGAAAAGGCTGATAACCTATAGTAGACGGTATGACATTTACTGCGTCATTTACACCACCTGCATTATCAGGCTGGTCAGGCAACCACTCTGTTAACTGCACTCTTTTATTTGCCATATTAAGTCTTTATAATGAATGTTAAAGCAATGTATGGAGGTAAATTAGCGTTAGTAGCTGATACACCTTCTGTAGAGTTTGCTACTGTAATGCCTGTAGTTGCTGTAGAAATAACCCCAGTTTGATGAGAAGAGCCAGAACCAGAAGGTCTGCCTGCACCACCACCATTAGCAAAAGTAATGCTTGTACTTCCATCGCCTCCTGCTATTGTATGATTATGTCCTGGGTCTGTAACTGTTGCTGTGTGCGTATGGCTAGGTAATGTAGAATCAGCACTACCACCTGTAGCATTTAGAGCATAGGTACTTCCAGAGCCAACAGGAAACTTATCTCTCATGTCTGGTACATTAAATGTAGAACTACCATCACCTGCACCATATGTAGTTCCTATTAATGCAAATAATGTAGCGTATGTACTACGAGATACTGCTGAGCCGTCACATAATAACCAGCCTGTAGGAGCAGATGCTGCACCATACATTTG